GAAGCTGTTTCGATAACCTTTAAACAGGTCTTCCTTATTGTTCCGGCACAATAGTTTCGGTTCAGGGTTTGGTTGACTGTATCTATTAAGTCGGATTTGAGTATTGTCATTTTTTTTCCTTCTTTTTTTGAGTGGGGAATTCCACCCCACTTTATCTATTAAGCAGATCCTTTCATTATTCCAGCTTCTACTAAGGCTGTTCTGATTGCGGTTAGTAATTTATCTAATGCTGTAATATCTGCCACTATAGTAGCTGCTTGTGCTGCTGTCATATCAGTTCCAGTATCAACACCAGTTAAGGTAGCTGTCATAGCTCCCTGGTCAGCCTGGTCTGCACTGGCAAACCCTGCTGCTTTTTTCTTAACGTATCTTATTTGATTTTTCATTTTATTCACCTCTCTTTAAGATTTTTCAGAACTTTTTCTAAGTCTTTCTTTTTCATTCCTTTCTTATAGACCCCTTTATCCATAGCCTCTTTTTTCAGTTTTAGGAAGCCTGCCAAACCACTCATTATCTTTGGAGATTTCTCAAATTTGTAGTGTGGTTTTAATAATTCAATTACATATTCATTATCAGTTTTGAATATGCCATTGGTAAAATTCGCTATTTTCTTCCTTCTATGGAAAACTGATAACTCTTTTTCTTCTGAAAAAAACTTCATATATATACCTCCCCTTTACAGAAATAGCAAATCCCATCCTCCTCCAAGGGGGTACTAAAAAGGATTCAGAGATTCGCTATTCCATCTTCTTTAAGCCAATTCTATTAACGCAACACTTACGGTAGCTCCCGAAACAGCAGTAGTAGGAATCACTCTCATTAAGATTGTTCCTTTTTTCTCAATTCCCAGACCACCTAAATCTGCATCTTCTTCTGTCTGCAAGTATGGTGCGGTTTCTATTTGGAATAGGTTCTTGGTAGCTCCATCCGTTTTCCCTTGCATAACTGGTAAATCTGTTTCTATCTTGGAAGCCCAATATCCACCAGGTTGAAAACTGATTTCTGGGTCAGTGTCGGCACTATTAATTATGTAAAACAAAAGTTGTCCAGTTCTCTTTTCTGGATGGAAGATGAATGTATCTATTTCGTCAACATCCATAGCTTCACCATCGGCATATACATTCCATACTCTCTTTGCACCTAAGTGTACTACTTCGATCCAGTTGGTATCTTTTGCTTCAATAATATAGCAACCATCGTTATTTATAGTAGCGTCTGCGGTACTTGCTGTGTCTCTCATGATTATATGATCTCCAACAGCAAATACACTATCAATACCAGTTAAGGTTAATCTCATAGCTCCATCGGTTTCAAGAGTAAAAGCACCATCTCCGTTATCTTCCTTATTACAAGTTGCAGCAACTTCTACTACTTGTACCATCCCATCTAATACACAATCCGTATTAGTAGGTACATCTATATAAGCCATTCTTCATTCCTCCTTTCTTTAAAATTCCAAAGAGGAGAGCTACAAGAGTTCCCCTCTTATATATTAAACTTTAGATTCTGCTTTTCCAGTAAGATCAGCCCAATATAGTTCCTTAGGTTTAATTACCCTTGAACCCCATACATGCAATCCTCTGGTAGCACTGGCAAAGTCGCCTTGTAATCTAAGTTGTTCAGACTCTATTATCTGTTGTACAAATGCAATCGAGTCATAACTTCCAGACATAATGGCATTGTGCCATTTTGTTTCGTCAGGTTTTGCACATAAGTTAGACTGATACATGTCGAACTGTAATACTCGACCTACAAAACCATTCTTTAATTCACCCTTTAAGTCGTCAGCATGAACGATTCCAGCATATAACAACCTTAAAATTATCCAGGATGGGAGAACTATAAATTTTCTGTCGATATTTTGAAGTTCTAAAGCATCCCATAATTCACCTAAAGCACTGGTGATATGTTCACTATCAAGACTTGTTGCTAACACATAAGGTGTATCACCCATTGCTCCCTTGTTATAAAGACTGGCTATATAACTATCAACTTTCTTGTCTAATCCATAACCAGCTTTCGCAGCATAATTGGTCATGTGATCAAGGTCAGATTGTTTCTTCTTGATGTCACCCTCACTTATACCGTAGTAGTAAGCTTGGTCAACATCTAAAAAGATAGCTGAATCTTGAGGGGTTTCGTACTGGACAGGATCTTCAGGGACAGCTTTAGCAGCCTTAGGATCGTACTTTCTGATAGTAACTTCTCCAAGTCCTCTGATTACAACTCTGTCGCCAACATTACTTATTTCCCCTTCGTATTCTTTTGTAGCAATTTTACCGAAAACTAATTTGTCATCAATTTCCTTTAAAACTTTTGCAGCAAATACTACCGGGACAGCATCTCTTATCTCTTCGTTTCCGAAGGACATTCCAGCTTGTGGCATTTAATTTTCAACTCCTTTCTATTTCTTTTTCTTTCTAAGTTCTTGCCAATATTTCATTGACTTTTCGATCTTAGGCATATTCTTTGAAGCTTCTAACGGAGTCATATTTGTGACTTCCTGTGGTGTAAAGAACTCATCACTCTTTACTGGTTTACCACCCGTTAAGCTATCTTTTTCCACTCTGCGTGTTTCCATAGATCTAAGGAGTTCTTGATTTTCTTCTAAATCAAGTTTTGCTTTTATATCAGGATCTTTAGAACCTTCTTCATACAGCCTTTCGCCTGGATTTTTTGAGTAAAAGATTGCGGCTTGTTCATATTGATTTCTGCCAATTCTTTTATATGCTGCTTGTTGAACTGTTCTAAAATCTAAACCGACACTTGCTAATTTACGATATTTAATTTCTGCTAACCGACAAGATTCGTCAAAATTTTCTTTAGCAAGTTCTTGAGCAGCAGCAGCTTTCGCTGCTAATTGTGCCTTTTTGAATGTGGCAGTAGCATTTTTTTCAAGACTTGTAAATCCTTTTCTGACATCTTTTTGGAATTTTTCAATTCTTCAACAGTTTTCTTCAGAGACTCTAATTCTCTCCTGCTTACGTCTAAATCATATTGAGTCCGTTGACGAGTTTCTCTTTCGCCTTGAAGGTCTTTGATGATGCCATCGTATTCAACTTTTGTGTAGGTTTTTTCCTGAGCATTACCTTCCTTATTAGTTTCCATGTTGTCCTTCTCCTTCCCTGAGAAGTCAAGGTATTCCCGTGAACCTCACGGTAAGGTAACCTGACTTTACATCAGTATTTTTTTTCTGACTGACGAGGAGTTATATTTTTATTAAACTTTTCCGACCATTGACTGTTGCTTCGGAGGCGAAGCCTTCCCTTTTTGAGCAGGCTGTTGTGCTTCCTGTTGTGCAACCCTTTGAGCCTCTTCCCTGACCCTTTGTACGATTTCCTCTTTGTTTGGTAAATCGCTGTTCTCCAAAATTACATCTATTGGTATGGGAAGACCACTTTGAGCTAAATTCATCAAAATCTCAAGGTTTGCCATTCTTATGGTAGGCATATGAGGTTTGGTTTCGACTTTAAATCCATAATGTCCAACAGCCCAACTTTTCATTGCCTTATAAAGTTGTTCAATATCAACTTCCTGTTTTTCTTCCTGCATAATATGAGCAACTTCGGCTGGTGAATAGACATTGGAATGTCTGATCATTTCAATTAATGTCTCTCCGAATATCCTTTGACTTAATCGAAAATTATCATAAACTGGTTCACTTATCGTTGCACCCTGACGTTGTCTCCGCAGGATGGCAATTCCCGAATCAGTCCTCTTATCTCCTTGACCCAAGATGTCCGGATTAAGACCTGAAATCTTTTTCATACTTGCTTCATCATCTTGCTTTAAGATGAAAAGTCCGTCAGGGAATCTATTCGGTTCGATCTTCTTTGGTTCTATATTATTCCAGGTGACAATAACTCCAGGCTTTGAACCTTCTTCACTTAGAAGATCTATAGTATTTTTTTCTTTTTCATTTACAATATAACCTGTATTAGCTGTATGGTTAAGTATGTGGAGCATTTGGGAGGATCTTTTATTAATCTCCCTTTGCGGATCTTTAAGACCTTCGACCACCCCGAAAGTGACCCCGTCAAACCAGTAAGGACAAAACCTTTGTAAGGGAAATAAAGTCATTCCGT